CGACCGAGACAGTCACCAAGACGGTCGGCACTCCGCAAGTCACGAAGCATAAACTCTACAATGAAGACGGTGAAGAAATTGGCGAACACGAAGTGCCGGTGATGGAATCTTACGAGGTTAGCCCAGCCGTTGAAGCGGTGGAGGAAACCAGCGAGACGGTAATCGTTCGACCCGAGAGTGTAGTGGAGAAAGTAGCTTGGAAAGACACAGCAGAATAAAACTAAAAAAATCATGTACGAAGTAAATACAATACCTAACGAGAAATCACTTAATGTGAGCAAGGTCGTCGTTAAAGTAAACGGCGTTCAAGAGAGTCCACTTGGGCTGCAATTCAGCGTAGCTGGGTTTGGCAAATATACAGACTCGCAGGGAGTTACAACTTGGGGGCCAAACCCTTTGGTCAGCACGTTGCTTAATGTGGTGGGCGAAACTTGGACAAACTGGGTTCCCGGCGCTGCGGCAAGCGATGCGGATTACATCATTGATTTGGCCCTGAAACAGTTGGGCTTGGATCGTGCCCCAGTAGAGGAAGCACCAGCCCCAGCACCAAAAAAGAAAGCTGCCAAAAAGAAGGCGGCACCAAAGGCCGAAGAAGAATCGGCTGAATGAATTTGGATGATCTCAAAGTTGCATTCGCAAGCGCCACGGGTTTGGGGAACTGGCTCGTGGACATTGATCTGTTGTTGAAGGTCGGAATTTCAGGGGCGAGTTTGGTGTATATCATTTTGAAGATTAAGGAACTACTGAATAAGAAATGAAAACAAGACTACTGATAATCGGGGTGTTTCTGCTATGTGCAGGGAACGCCAAGGCGGGTAATTTATTTGGCGCAAGTTGGAAGCCAAAGCCAAGTTTCACCCTGTTTGGCCAGAAACTAGCATGGCCGCTGCCTTCACTTTGTTTGGGGGAGAAGGCGGGCGTTTTGCCTGATGCCGGTATTTCGCCAGATGGGGTGAATTTCAAAATACCCTACCTCGCGGTGGAGGTGCCGTTCCCTAGTCTGGTTCTGTCATTGGGCAAAGATAAACCCGAGGTGGAATTGAAGCTTGGAGCGATTGACAAGACTGAACACGAACCAAAAAAGGATTAAAAAATGCTAAAATCAAAAACGACTTGGACGGCTATCACGGGTGCGCTGGGCGGCATCGCTGGTTATTTCACCGGCGACTTGGAACTTGGTTCTGCGGTAAACGTGGTAATTACAAGCTTGCTTGCCCTATTTTTGCGTCACGGTATTGCTAAAATTAAGAAGTAAATGGGTTGGTCAGCGATAGCAACGTCTGATGTTCAGACGCGCATGACCGATACCGAGTTGGCAAAGTACAACTCAATCGGTTTGGCGGCGGGACAGACTTCATCTGGATTGATTCAGGAAGTCTCGGACGATGTTGCTGCGCTGGTTCGCGGGTACATAAAGGGCTGTCCAAGGAACAACTTGGCATCCACGGCAGCGGCCCTGCCTGATGTTCTCCATTCCCCTGCACTCGACATAATCATTGTTGAGTTGATGAAGCGGGTGGGAGGGGCCATCACGGATGTAAGTGATGTGCGGATTGCGGCTTACAACAGCGCAATTGCCTTCATGGACAAGGTTTCTGATTGTCGCTTTGGGATTCCCAAACCTGTCACCGAGACAACCGACACCTTTTATGATGACCGTGGAAGTTATGGCTACAAGAAGAAGGTCTGTATCAACAACCTTAAAGTCGTAAAGAACGGAGTAACCTCGACCACCGAGGACTGTGCGTGTGTAACCTCTACCGGTGCTGAAATCTTTTAATGGCTGTCTACCTAACAGACATTCAAGGGGCGCTTCATACCCGCTTGAATGGGCAAGCTCCGTTCAACACGGGAACAGCCAATACCCCCGGCTTGGTACTAGAAGATGATGATATTCAGTCCAAAATGGAGGCATTGCTTAATCGCGTTCGCGTCATGGCAATTGTCCTGCGCCCTATCAGTATGGTGCGGGTTCTGGAAAAGACAGTTGTGGATTTCAATTGGGAAGTGGATTGCATTGAAAACCCAGCAGTTAACCGGCCAGTTGGAGGAACTTATTACACCGCTGAAGCAGTTGCCGAGTCGGTGTTCGTCCTTTTGGACAACTACCAAATTCCAAACGATACCGTTACAGGAACAAATAGCTCCCGTTCAACAGCAATCATGCGAATGGGAGCGGAGGAACCGGCGGGAAGCTTGGTGCGATACAAAGTGAATGGCTTTGTGAGAAGCAAATTAAACGTAAATATAGAATAAGATGAGTACAGCAAATTCAACAATAGTAGGCAACGCCACAATTTATGGCGTGGACGGAACCGTTGCATACGGTACGGTAGCGGTTGGAGATAATTATATGCAGAGCGTCAACTTAACTGATGACGTAGACACAACCGAAGCTAGGGATCAAAAGGGGAACGTGTTTGGGTATAACCTTTACAACTTCCGCAGAACAGCAACCTTTGAAATAATCTTCATAGATGGGACTGAAGCTGGAGCGGCGGCAGAGGCGGTTCTCCCTGCACCGGGGGCAATTGTAACGATTGCACAAGACGCAGAGTCAGGGGATTCTTTACCCGCTGTGCTTGTTGGCACATGGAACTACATTGGTGGTGGCTCTATTTCTGGCAGCAATACCGACTTGATGAGGATGTCCCTACCGTGTAGTCAGTATAATGCTGATTCTGCTGGTAGTGCCGTAGCCCTGCAAACCTTCACGCACTAAACGTGTGTCCCTTGAGAGTGATTATCTAAAGGCAGTCATACCTCCCCAAGCGCGAGTCCTTGGGCAGCGGTTGAAACCCTTGTCCCTTGGTCACATGATGGTGCTGTCACGCTACGGCAGTCCATTTGTGACCGGGGAAAGGCAGCCGATGTTCGGGGATTTATGCTTTGCGGTGTGGGTCTGCAAAAAGAATTGGGGGCAACTCCTTAAAGGAATAGCTGACTCGGATTTCATGCGGGACATTCGGTTCCTGCGATTCGTGGGGAAGTTCCGAAACAAGAACAAGGCAATGGGGGCGCTTGTGGAATACTTAACCCAAGCAGTAAAGGAACCATCCCTGTTTTTCAACAAGGTGGAGGGGGGTAAGCCAACCTCAATGAATAATCTGCATTACTTGAAGATTGTTCTGATGCAGAAGCTGAACAAGACAGCAGAACAGGCAATGGACACCCCGTTTGGTGAAGCTGTTTATGACTTGGCAGCTATCGGGGAGGCTGAAGGAGTTTGTGGTTTTGTTACGGATGAACATGAGGAAGCTGGGGAGGCTGCAAAACGCCAATGGGAACGGAGGCAGGAAGAAATAAAAACCAATGGCAAACGAAATTAAATTCATTTTTACGGGGGATACTGCCGCCTTTGATAAGGCTATTGATTCCGTTGTTAAAAAGACAAACAAGGTCAAAACTGCTACCGAGAAAACAACCGAAGCCCAAAAGGTTCAGGCTAAACTGCAAAAGCTTCTCAATGAGGAATACAACCGTGGGGCGAAGGCAACCGGCGGCATCCTCAAGATTCAAAAGGACATAAAGCGCACAGAGCAGGAGAGGGTTAAACTCTCCAAACGCTTAAACGAAGCCTCCTTAACGCGCGAAAAAAGACTGCGAACTATTGTAGAGTTGAGCAAAAAAGAGGCTTATTTGGCAGGGCTTACAGCGGCAAAGCGCAGCGGAATGATGGGGGCTGCGGGCAAGGTAGGGGCTGGGGCTTTGGCTAGACTAGGGCTAGGTGCTGCCGCAAGTGCTGGTGGTGCCGCAGCAGGGGCGGGAATTGCAGCAGGGGCATCATTGTTCGGGCCGCTTGGGGTTGCCATTGTTGCCGTTGTTGCAGCCGTTGCTGCGGCGGTTATAGCCTTGAAGCTATTAAAGGCGGTTGTTACCGCGACTGCCAACTCAATGGCAAAGTCAATGGGGTTTCAAAAGACTGCCCAAATGGCGGGGAAAACGGTTGAGCAAGTTCAAGCTGAACGGGTTGCTGGGTTGTTTGGGGGAGATGCAGATTCTAATATGAACCTATTCAAACAATTAGGCTTAATAATAGATAAAGAGATAATCCGAAGCCTAGCCTTCTCTGGTAAAACCATAATGGCTTTCGCCATGCAGATGGCCAATGTGATTGTTCCGCTTTTAGAAAAGTTTGCAAAGGCTCTTGCTACCGTTGTTAAGGTGTTGGGAGCAACCGCAGCGGGGTTGGGGAAAGTTGTTGGCCCTGTTATTGAGTATATTAAGACAGGTGGCTTTTTCATGAATCCTGCTTCCGCACTTGGAAAGCTGGATTTTTCTGCATTTGGGACAGGGTTTGAGGATTATTGGAACAGAATGACGGAGCTTGCTAATTCAAAGTTTATGGCAGGGGCAGCGGCAGGAGCGGGAATGGGAATTGCAATGCAAACTCCCTCTGATGCTCTCACTAGAATTGGATTATTCAAAGGGGGGGCAGACAGCCAACTTCAAACCTTAAAAGCTAACCTTGCTGCCGTTCAATCAATTCAAGGGAACACCAACGGCATAATCCCAGCAATCGAAAACGCATAAAAAATGGCTAACAATACTTTTGTAGGATTTCCGAATGGGCAAGGGGAAACGGGCGTAACTGCTGCTGATGTTGTTCGTGAAATTCAACCAATCACAACATGGGGCAGGGATGGTAATTATACCGTAACGCGCCGCTGGAGGGGGCCAGTAACTGCGCTTGAAAATTTTAGTAGTGGCGGGGTTGGTGATAAAGACTATGCAGGAACATATTTCACCGGAGCAAGTGGTATTTTGCCGGGAGGGGCAGGGCGTGATGGCGCTATTAAGACCGAGCTACAACAGGATGAAGGAGGCCAACTTGGGATATTTAGTGCAACATGGGTAACGTCTAATCTAGCAGCAGCAAAATGGACAGGTGCGCCTGTTGACCCTGCCACCAGAGGGGCAACAAGTGGCGACCAATATCAGGAAAGTAGCCTTTGGACTTTAGATGGGAATGATTTGGAAAAAAGCCTATTTGAATGCCCAAAAATGTTGGACATTCTTAATGAAATAAAAAGCGATGGCGCTCCTACCTCCTGCGCCGGTGGTGAATTAGGGCTTACTGCAAGAATTAGGGCTTCAATGGAAGACTACAAAAACGGAAAAGACCTAAATGGAAATACTATTCCTGATTACTTTGAAACGGAATATGCGGTAGCAAATTATTTTGATATTTCTTCATGTCCCTTGGTCGCCTTGAGTTCGACTCAACTAAATAACCTAGAGGCAATCTGTCAGGATTACATGAAGGGGGTTGAAGCTTTCACCATCAGCCAATATGTCTTGCGGAACACGAAAACAGTCCAATATAATTCTGCCGTGGCTGCTGTTGCCCTGATTCCCTATTATGCTGACGTTAATAAAATTTGGCTTACCTCTGACATTACCACTTTAATGGGGGCTGATACTCGCCCGATAGACCCCCCTACCTCCACCGTTGCCTATACCCTCCCGCTAATAGGGTTGCTGGGTACGGTTTTCAATACATCGAAATGGCTTTATCGGACTCCAGATGTTCAGGAGTTGAGCAATGGAAAATGGCAAGTCACCCGTGAGTGGTGGGAATCCTCGGATTATTCGGTCGCCCTTTACGACACTAAATGATTCACAACTTCACACCGCAAATGGGGACAGGGCGAAAGTCCCAAGCCATAAGGGAACTGCAAAAGGCGGTTCGCAAGATTACCCCACGCACAGGGGCTAATGTGACAACGCGGGGCGCTTCAATAAGGGCGAAGGCTGGAACAGGCGGGGGCGGGGGAGGTCAAACCGTTGTCTGCCGATGGCTGTAGATTACACAGAGGCCACGCCAGTTGATGTTAATGATGGGGTTTATTCGCAGGATTACAACCGTCTAGCTTTAGCGTTTAATGACCGGCTAAAAAACGGGGTTGCCGACCCCACATGGAGGCTTCTTTGGTATGCCCATTCGCTTGTTCGGGGAATGAGGAACCCCAATGGCTTCAACTATGCAGCCGAGGATGAGTGGTGGAAGGTTTACTCGCACATCAAGGAGGCGTCAGGAATTACTTGGCCCACGGCATCGGCGGGAATGCCAGAGGGCGTTAATGTTTCTAATCCTCTCGGCGCTTTTATTTATGGCGTCGAGCCTACTGTCGTAAATGAGGAGGGGCGAATTAATGCCAGCGGGGAGTTTGACCCTGCGGGAACTACTTTGGCGACAGCACCGACAGGGGTTCCTTTGTTTTTAAGCTCCCCCTCGATTCATGCCCCAGCCACGATTGCCGAATATTGGGAGCTTTCAAAGTACCAGAGGGGGGCGGTGGCAAGTGACCTTTCCGATTATTCTGCAAGCAATGCCATCAAGGCATCACAGGAACACGGTTTCATCAACTATCCAAGCAGCGGGTTCTTTCTTCAGAATTATGGTGGATTCCTTCCCTCACCAAAGCTGGATGCTTCCGACCCTATTTGTGATGATGGGTACACCCCAAATTTGGACTTAAAGTTTAAGGCGCTCAACTCAAGTGTAACAGATAAAACTTACACCACTTGCCAGCCTCATGGTGTGATGTTTTATTTTGAAGGGTTCAGCGCCTACAAGATTATCAAGTGGAATGGCTCGACTGAAAGCCTTCCCCTGACCGATTACCTTGAGGGACCGTACACCGATAACGCTTACCTTCGCCGCTACAAGGGGCAACAGTTGAATGAGGTGATGAACTGGTTTGCAATGGAGTATCGGGCCAATGAAACGGAGCGCGAGGAATCCGACATGAACAGGATCGACAAGGGATTCCAGTTCCAAGATTTCTTGGCGCGGCAATACTGTCTCGCCCCGGCTTACGGAACGGTGGCTACCGGCTCCATAACTGCCATCTACCCGACTTTTACTGCCTCAGGGGGTGAAGTTGCTGGGACTTTCATTGATGTGCTTACAGCGGGCATTTACAGCGGCACAACCACCTACACGGTTCCTGCCAAATTCACTTATGCGGCATTTTACGCCAAGACAACTGGTTCAGGCGCAGGGGATGTGGAGATTGAGGCATTTAATGGCTCAACCTCCCTGACCACATTCACGATTACGGCAGTTGGTGGATCAACCGTTGACCATCTGAAGTGGTTTACCTCGGCACATAACGAGGCAGACATTCGGTTCAAGCTCAAAACCACGCTCCCTGCCAGCGTCACCATCACCATCGAGTGCGCCATGTTGCTGGAATATCAGCCGACGATCTATGACGCCTACGTTTGTCTGCGCTTGGGCAGCACGGATGGGCCTACCTCAACCACCTATGACAAGAGCGGCTACACTTTCAGCGACCCAAAACAGGTCAGCGACAACCTTTTGGGCTATGGCTGTCTGATTAGGGGGGTGGCTGGCATCCCAACAAACACCGGGGAGATAAACGAAAACCCTGTTTATGAGTCCGCACGGCGCTTGATTCATAACAACCTTCGCATGGCTGAAAGGCAGAGCCTTGTAGGGTATGAGGTAATAGGGGGGAAAAGTTATCTGCACTTTAAGAGGTTTGCGCGAGGCCAGTATTCAAGCGACTTGGATGTGTTTGAAGGGATTGCTCCACCTTCTGCTGCGGTAGCGAGTGGGGACTTGATTGAGGGAGAAGTTTACCAAGTTTGGAGTGCTGGTGGTTCTGGAACCATTACCTACAACAGCACAGTCTACAACCCTATTACAAGCGTAGGAAGCAGCGGAGGAGAGATGGCTGGAACATTCTTCACCGCTACAAGCGTCAAAACCTTTACGGCAAGCGGTGATGGAAAGGTGCGAGTCAGGAATGGAATCCGCTCTGTGCCCATTAAGGACAACCGTGCTGACAGGTTTAGGGGGCAGACGAATGAGTGGACAACCCAACAGACCACAAACGTCTACAAGCTGTCAGATTCCAGCATCTACAAGTCGGACGCTTATGGCGACATCATGGGATTCCTGACTGATCGGTGTGGGTTGCTTTCTTGCGATTGGTCAAGGATGAGTTGCACTACGGGTTTTGCTCACAGGGCTGAAGTAAACCGGCAAGTCCTTTATGGTTCAAAGATGGCATTGCGACCAGAAAACCCAAGTGGCTATCGCTATGTTTTGGGAAGCCAAGCCACAGGGGGGTATAACACTAACTCAATGGTGCAAGCAGCAAACACAGCATCTGCCGGGGAAGGAGACAAGCGGCACTATGAAAGCTGTCAGGTTTACAAACCCGATAACGGGATTGAAGCCGTTTATATTGACCCCGCCAGTTACTATGCAGGGTCAGATTATGATGTAATTGTCAAGTTGACCGGGAGGCTGGAAAACGAAACATCCCCGACAACAGTCACCAATTCAAGCAGCGGTTGGTATGCGGCTTTTACTGGGAGCTATGTTCCAAAGCGCAGAACCGACGAGAATGCGGTGCTTGAATATCTGTACCACATTGCAAGCTATGGATCGGGTTCAATTACAGATTACAATTGTATCCAGAAGATTGGGGATGTTGCTTATGATGCCTCAAGCTCAAGCGGTTATTGGGGGAATGACTTTCATGGGAACTGTTACCCCCGGTTTTATTTCTCCAAGGCTGTTCGCCATGTCTGGAATGACACCAATGCAACCTATGACGCAGCCGATTCTCTGACCACGGTTGACGAAATGCTCTACATGGAGTTTATCCTGCAAGCCATTAGCTCAGGCTTCATCGACATGGAAAGCACCAAGCAGTTGAGTTGCACGGATGACAACAGGATGTATGACTACACTTTCCCAAATCTCTGCTATCAGGCATTGAAACAGGGGAAGGCTGATCTGGAGTACAAGACGGTCACAAGGGCAACGGACACATATTCATGGGAGAGCGAGGCAAATGTGCTTTATTCGCTGGTGGGGGTGGATGGTTCGGGCAACGAAACGCTGTTTGCGAGTTCGGTGGAATCGCCTCACACGCAGACAGGAGTGTCAACATCCTTCACCTCTTACCGAGCTTATGCTGGTTCAAATAATGAGGACAACCGTACCATTCTGGATTTCACGCTTACCTATACAGGGGCAAACAATGACAATGTAATCACGTTTACAGAGAGTAGTGCTGTCTATGTTCGCTATTACATAATGGGGAGAACGCACACCAGCGGAAACACGAACGATTGGGAGTATTTTACAGGATCAGGGTCTACGCCTTGGTCAAGTGATGAGGCAGATGCCCTCAATGCTTCAAGCCCTCGCACAATCGACCACCTTGAGGTAAAGGACGAATACAGAGTTGAGGCAGTAGTCTATGGGCGAAAGCGATGGTTTGAGTTTCTCCCCGCAACCCTGCGCCCTGACAATGCACAGGGGTTTGGGCCTTTACCTAACACAAACCTTTATGCCCGCATCTTTAACAATGTCTGCAATGCGGTGAATCTGCTTGTGCGGGCAAGGATTGATTTGCCGCTAAATTACCAAGTAAGGGATGGGGCAGTCACTTATCTTGGAACGGAAACGAGTGGCACAGGCTCAACAACGCAAGCTGTTTCGGATACCAACACCTACCCATACGAGTATGGATGCTCAGAGGGGGCAACCATTGTGGCGGCTGTTGATAATTTTAATCTTACGGTTGAGGCAGGGGGTGCTTCGTTTGGGGGTAGTGGCGTTTCTGACCGTGCCTTTAGCACGGCAGCAACTACATGGACAGACGGAGGGAGTGCTGTTTCGCTTTATGAGCTAGGTTTTGGCCCATATTCCGCAGCGTGCGCCCCAACCAGCAAGCAGGGAGTTACTACCTCTGGCGATACATTTGAGGATGGGGGAAATGATTACTATAAGTTTTACATCATCTCCAGTAAATACAACGGGGAGCTTCGCATTAAGGATGAAAACATTAAGTATGCGCTGCCAATTGGGATACGCACACAGTTTATGGATGACCCCGGTTTCTTGGGGGTTGAAAATCACGATGTGGTGAAGTCAGTTATTGATGCGTCAGGGGGAACCCTTCCCACAAACAATGGAGTGAATTACACAGGGGGAATTAAGTACCGAAGGATTGAAAAGGACTTCTACGAATGCACAGTTTACGAGGGGGATGTTAAAGTAGATGCCGCTACTTCACCGCTTTACGGAGAGTTTTCATCTGGTGACCTTTGTTTTGACCAAAGAGCAGTAGGTGGCACAAATTACTTTGATGGGGAAGGCAACGCCCTGCAAATCACCTTCACCCCTTATGCTGGCAACATTATGTTCATCAAGATTCCAGTTGTGTCACGCAGTTACCCGGACAACACTTACTGATGCCGGGGTCATTTACAGTCACAACGACAGGGTTGCAATCTGCGACCTTGGAGATGGATGGAGGCACAAAGCCGGGAACAACTGGGCATTATTTGATTAAGCGCAAGCCCAATGGAACGCCCTTCCCTATTT